GATCACAAATTTTAGTAGACGATGATACGTTTATTCAAGACATTGACTTTAGTGCAGGTGGTACAGCTACAGCACTAACACTAATTGATCATTCAGACTTTGGAGGAGAAATTAGAAGTATTGCAAGTGCAAGTGTTTACGGTAACTACGGAATACATGGCACAGGTAGCGGAAGTATTGTATATGCAATTGGCATGAATCTTGCTTACATTGGCACAGGTAAAGATGTAACTAACGATAATACAGCAGTAATACAAGCAAACGAAGTAGTTGCTAATAGTGATGCAAACGTTTACTTTAGTACAGTTGATCACAAAGGTGACTTTAGAGTTGGAGACTTGTTTAGAATTAATCAAGAAACAGGCGAAGTAACATTTACTAATGCAGAATTCTTATTCAATAACAATCAAGGTATTACATTTACTGACGGAACAAGCACAACAATAATTGACGGAACAAAGGTTGAAAGTGGAAATATTAGAATAAGCGGAAATACTATTAGTAGTACAAGCGGCGATATTAATATTAATAGTTCTACTAGCACAATTAATTTACAAGATAATGTTAATATTACAGGTAATTTAGATGTTACCGGAAACGTAACTGTTGGTGGTAACATTACACTAGGTGACGAAGATACAGACACAATTAATATTAATGCAAGAATTGATAGTGACATTGTACCTAATATTGATGACACTTATAAATTAGGTACAGAATTATTAAATTGGTCTGAAGCAAACATTGGTAAAGTATATGTTGATGATATTATTATTGACAATGATACAATTACTACAACTGCTAGTAACGGTGATATTAATATTACAACTAACGGTGTTGGTCAAGTTATTATTGACAACATTGAACTTAGTGGAAATACTGTTGCTAACCCAGGCGGAGATATTATATTAGATCCAAGTAGTCAAACTGTAACAATTAATGGTACAGGAGCGTTAACATTACCTAAAGGTACTACAGCACAGAGACCTGGATCACCAACAGCAGGTATGATACGTTATAATACAACTGCAAGCGTATTTGAAGCATATACTACGGAGTGGAATACACTAGGTGGTGTATACGATCTTGATAGAGATACGTATATTACACCAGAACTAACACCAGGTGCGGACGACGATACATTACGTTTTTATGCAGGCGGATCACTAGTAGCTGATGTTACTAGTCAAAGATTTGACGCAAAACGCTTAGAAGTTGATGATATTGCTGTACACGGTAACGTATTAGAAACAATTACAACCAATCAAAACTTACTTTTACGTGCAAATGGCGGCGGTTATGTTGCTGTTGAAAACTTTAGTTTTAACGGAAATCAGATAACTAATACTATAGACGGTGCTGTTACTTCTTTAAAACAACAAGGTACAGGATACTTTAAAGTTGATGGCACAGGCGGTTTTGTTATTCCGGTCGGTAATAACGCAAATAGACACCCTAGTCCAGAACTTGGTATGATGCGTTATAATACAGTGGAAGACAGAGTTGAAATATATGATGTAGGTAATAACTGGGTTTCAGTTGCAGGTGCTACTGGTGCTGTTACATTTAACGATGCAGAGGAAATTGCAATTAAACTTGCATTAACAATTTAGGAAAAATAAATGGCAACTAATTTTAAAAATATTATAGGCAAAGAAATTGGTACTCAACGGGTAGCAGTTTATACAACACCGGCCGCAACAAGTACAACTGTTATTGGTATGAACATTGCTAACTTAACAGGTAGTATGGTAAGCGTTGATATCGAAATTGGCGATGAAGCAAGTTCCATTGGATACATGATTAAAGGAATGCCTATTCCTCCAAGTACTGCAATGAAGCCAATTGGTAAAGGTGAAAAAATTGTCCTTGATGCAAGCAATACGTTATATGTTACATCGGACACAACCGAGTCACTTGATGTGATTCTTAGCTTAGTGGAGATAGTATAATGAGTGATGGTAGTTTAGGACAAAGTCTTTCAGATATGGTCAACCAAGTTGACGCAAGATATTTTTATGGATTACGTAGAACATCTGAAGGTGAACTATACATTGGTAAAGTTGATCAGTTAAGAAGTCACGATAGTATACAAATTAATAAAGAAGGCGATCCTACAGAAAACTACGAAGATTTTCAACAAGGTGAAGACTTTCTTGAAGGTAGAGATGTAAATCACAAAAGGGTTTACCTAAATTTAAACTACGAGCAGTTTAGATGGGATAATAGAAACATTAGTTATTATATTGACGATAGCGGAAATTTAGTAGCACGAATTAATGAGGATTATACATACCCGGCAGGAGTATGAATAAATACGTAAAAGGTAAAGAAAATGGCAGAATTTAAACTTAGTAGAATTAGATTTAACTGGAAAGGCGAATGGGCCGGTGGTAGTGATTATATCGTTGATGATATGATACAATACCAAGGTTTTACGTATGTAGCATTAAAAACACATACAGCAGGAACTTTTTATAATGACGTAGCAGGTACAGACGTTACACCAGCTGAACCAAAATGGACTAAACAGTCAGAAGGTAAAGTTTGGAAAAATGTTTGGGCTGTAAGTACACATTATTCAATTGGTAACTTAGTAAAATACGGTGCTAGTATTTACGAATGTACTGAATCACATACATCTGCCGCTACATTTGTTTCAGGTTCAGACGGTCTAGTTGCTGACATTGGAAAATGGACATTAGTTGCTGTTTCGTCCGCTGACTGGAAATACAACTGGACTATTAATACACTATATAGAACAAACGACCTTGTACGTTATAATGGTAAAGTTTACAAAGCTGTTAATCAGCATGTGTCTGCCGCAACTACACTATTAGGACTTGAAGCTAACCAAGGTGACTGGACTGTATTATCAGACAGTGATACATGGAGAGCTACATGGTCAATTGGTACACGTTATCGTGTTAATGATATTGTTAAGTACGGTGGTATTGTTTACCAATGTGTTCAAGGACACACATCAGCAGATTCGATTGCACTTGGACTAGAAGAAGACCAAGCTAAATGGGCAGTACAACTTGATGGTATTGAGTATGTATCAAAAGTTTATACAGATCCAGAATCATTAGAAGAAACAATTGAAGGTATTTGGCAAGCAGATTATAGATATAAGAAAAACGATATTGTAAAACGTGGCGCTAACTTAATGAAGTGTCTAGTTGGACATACTTCAACAACAGGTGCAAGTGGATTTAATACAGACTATGCCGGAAGTAAATGGTCATTGTACTTGCCTGGTAGCGAATATGAAAATGTTTGGGGAGATAATGTTTATTATCAACCAGGTGATACTGTACTTTACGGTGGTTACATTTATAAAGCAGTTACATTTAATGTAGGACTAAAACCAAGCCAATATGGAACTGATTGGAACGTATCATTTGAAGGTTATAAGTTTAGAGGTGATTGGAACGGCGAAGGCGGCGACAGTTCATTTGTAGATTACAAAACAGGTGACCTAGTACGTCTTTCAGGTAACCTATATATGGCTATCCAAGACAGTACAAACTTACAGCCTGATGCATGGCCAGCATACTGGGAATTAGTTATTGATGGCAGACAGTGGCGTGACTATTGGGAAGACAATATTGAGTACTTTAAAGGTGATATAGTTAACTGGGAAGGATCTTCCTATACTTGTTTACAATACCATCGTTCAAGTGAATCAGCATCAAGACCAGATTTAGATGTAGAACAACCAGATCAAAACTATTGGAAAGTTGCAATACTTGGTACACTAACTAACAAGTTAGCAAGAAAAGGTGACTTAAAAACATTCCAAGATCAAGATTCTACAGCAATTGACACATTACGTTTACCAATTGGTGCAACGGGTCAAACATTAAGATCAACTAGTGGTATGCCAGCATGGGATACATTAGATTTACAAGATAATTTATATTATGTTTCACTTAATGGCGTTGATGATGCAACACAAGGTGGATCATTAAACTCACCATTTAGAACTATTAGATTTGCAATGAGTTACTTATTAGCAGATGAACCTAACAGAGTTGGTGAACACGCAACGGTTAGATGTATGGCCGGAGAATTTGCAGAAATACTTCCAATTAGTATTCCAAGTAAAGTTGCACTAGTAGGTGCAGAACTTAGAACAACTACAATTAGACCAGCTATGACTGATCAAGGCGATGTTGTACTAGGCGAAAAAACTTATATACACGGTGTACCACAACCACAAGAAGCATTAATTATTCCATCAGCTAATAACATATCAAATATGTTTTATGTTAGAAATGGTTGCGGACTTAGAAACTGTACACTAAAAGGATTAACAGGAGTATTGGTAGGACCAAACGATTACGGAACAAGTCGCCCAACAGGCGGAGCATTTGTTTCATTAGATCCAGGTACTGGACCAGACGATACAAGTGTTTGGATTGCAAACGTAAACAACATGCAGTATACACCAACAGCTGGTACTTATGCCCCAGCAACAGGTGTAATGACATTAACTCTTCCAACAGCACAGTATACACCTACAACAGGAACAACTTATGATCCAGCAACAGGACAAATGACATTAGCATTTGACGCAGTACACGGATTAGCTGTAGGAGAAGAAATTAGCTTTGCAAATAATAGTTTAACATTTAAATGTGCAAAAGATAATTATGCAACAGATCATACTTATCCAAGAGTTACAGATCCAGCATATGGAGAAAAACGTAAAATTGTTGCTAGAACAGATAAAACAATTACTGTAAATGTTGGAGTTAATCCAGATGGGATTTACGACCACAGATTTGTAAGTTCTACTGCTAACTCTATAACTTGGGCTCATAATATTAAAATTGGAAACACAATTACTATTGATGCAAATAGTTTAGCATGGACCTGTGCTAGTGATGGTAATGCAACACAACTGTTACACCCAAGATCAACAGATCCGTACTACAATAAGAATATTTTAATTACAAATGTAAGTGGTAATGTTATTACAATGAATGTCGGTATTAGTTCAGAATTATCTGCACACACATTTGTAAGTGCAACAGCAGGCGCTGTTAACTTAAAAAGAATTGCAGGCGGTAGATCAACATATGTACAAGGTGTTACAACAATCGGTGACAACTGTGTAGGACTAAAAATTGATGGTGCATTACACAACGGTGGTAATAGATCGATTGTTGCTAATGACTTTACACAAGTACTAAGTGACGGTATTGGTTACTGGGCTACAAACAGAGGACGTTCAGAGCTAGTTAGTGTGTTTACATATTATGCACATATTGGTTATCTAGCAGAAGCTGGCGGAATTTTACGTGCTACTAATGGTAACAACTCTTACGGAACGTTTGGTAGTGTATCAGAAGGATTTGATTCAACAGAAACTCCGCAAAATGCTACAGTTAATAACCAAAGCGGAGAAGCAACAGTTGACGAAGTTTGGTCAACAGGTACTTCTATACTTGCACTAGCATACAAAAACACAGGACAAACATATACACAAGCAACAGCATCAACTACACAAGCATCAGGTGTTGGATTAGATATGCAATTTGATGAGTTTAGACAAGGTGCTATTTCAAAAATTGATTTACAATTACCAGATGACAGTACAAACGTTGGTGGTAGAGGATTTAAATCTTTTGGTAACTCAGCACAAGGCGGAGATTTATCAAGCATTATCTTAGCGGCTTCAGAAGTAAGAACTAAAGCACAGCTAGTAGGAATGCGTATTGTTATTACTGAAGGTATTGGAGCTGGTCAGTATGGATGGATTCAAAATTATAATCCGGCAACATTTACTGCAACAGTATATACAGAATCAACTAACTCACCAGGTTGGGATAATATTGTTCCAGGTAAATTAAACGTAACAGCATTAACAGCAACCACAGTTTACTTTTACGAGCCAAGAGTTAGTGTTACAAGTCCAACGTTTAGTAAGTCTAATAATAGTGTACAAACAGGTGCACTTGATATGGGCTATAGTCCAAGCATTGGTATGTGGTATTATGCACCAAGTGGAACAAATGACTTTTATGTTTCAACAGATGGAGCAGTTTGGACACTTAGAGATTTACCAGACTATAGTTTAAGTTGGTCAGGTTTTGCAAAAAATGGTCCAGTTATAGCGGCAGTAGCAGATGGTAGTAACAAATTAGTTTATTCAAATGATGGTATTAACTTTGATCATTCAACACTTCCAGCAAGTACAACATGGAAGCATGTAGAAGTTGGCGGACCTAATAACGATACTATTATGGCACTAGCAACAGGTAGTGCAAACATTTATAAAAACACACTTGAAACTGGCGGAGACTCAACACAAGTTCCTTCAGGAAGTTGGACTACAGTAGCAACTGGCGGAAGTGCAACTACATGGGTAGGACTAGCATACGGTGCAGGCAAATGGATTGCAATCGCTGAAGACGGTACTACGGTTATTTCAACAAACAACGGTGTAAGTTGGACAACAGGAGCGGCAGTAACACCTGCGGCACCAGAAGTATATAGCGATTTAGTTTTTGGTAACAACTGTTGGATTGCAACGATGGCACAGTCAGATAGAGTTATCTACAGTGACACTGGTACTGCTTGGTCAGACGCACAATTAGTTGGAGACTCGGGTAGAGAAAATTGGAAAATTGGTTATACACAAGGTACATTCTTAGCAGTAAGTAGTACTGGTACAACAGTAAGTTCAGATAATGGATACGGTTGGACAGTAAGAGAAGCTACAGGAAACTTAACAGCAATAGCAGGCGGACTTAGAAATAACTTGCCAACATGGGTTGGCTTATCAAATGCAGGATCAGTTGGTAATATTATTACTGGTGGTGCAACAGCATTTGCAAGAGTTGAAGTAAAAGATGGAAAATTAAATCAGTTTAATATTTACAATCCAGGCAGTGGATATATTACTCCACCAACAGTAACAGTTACAGATCCTGAAGAGTATGGCGAGCCGTACTACATTGTTGATATTAACAACGGTGTGCTACCACAACCAACTTTTGTTAATAGAGGTACAGGATATCAAAGTGCGATTGTAACAATAGCTGGTAACGGTTTTGGAGAAGAATTACAAATTGGTAACACTATGAAAATTAGTGGACTAAGTTTAATTCCAGGTCCTGGTGCAAACGTAAGATTTACAGGAAGTGATGTAATTTATAGATTAGTTAAAGTTACACAATCAACCGGCGTAGCACCAAATATTGAAATTACATTCCAAATTAGTCCAGTTCTAGGTCGTGCATTAGCACCAATACATGGAACAGGAGTTACTATACGTGAACGTTATAGTAGCTGTAGACTTACAGGACATGACTTCCTAGACATTGGTACAGGTAACTTTGCTAATACAAATTACCCAGGACTTTATGTATTTGGACAAAGCGCCTCAAATGAAACAAGACAAGCAAATGAAGTTGTTGAATCAAATGGCGGACGAGTATTCTACACAAGTACAGACCAAGATGGTAACTACAGAGTTGGTGAACTATTTAGAGTTTCACAAGCACAAGGTGGAGTTACATTAAGTGCAGACTTCTTTGACTTAGAAGGACTAGACGAGTTAAGACTTGGTGGAATTAGAGTTGGCGGAACACAGGCTGTTATTAGAGAATTTAGTACTGATAACACTTTTGTTGCTAACTCAGACAATATTATTCCAACACAAAGAGCGTTGAAACTATATATAGAAAATAGATTTAATGGTGGTGGATCTAATTTGTTTACAAACAAACTAACAGCAGGTCAGTTAGTATTCGAAGACACTACATGGTCAAACACAGCTGGGGTAAATATTCCAGACTCACAGGCTAGTGTATTAGTTGATATGACTATTAACGGGCCATTAGGCGGTGGATTAGCCGCAATGAATATGTTTATGTCGGGCAGAACTGAACGAGATGACTTTAACGGATAATGATAAATATGTATAATATCAAGAACGGAGCAAAAAATGGCAGAATTTAAGCTAGGTAGAATTAGATTTATTTGGAAGGACTCGTGGACAACAGGAACGAGTTACCTAAAAGATGACGTAATTAGGTACGGTGGACGTACTTACGTTGCGGTGAAAGGGCATACTTCAAGTGCTGATTTCTACACAGACGCATCACATTGGAACTTATTCAGTGATGGTACAAAATGGCAAAGTGATTGGTCAACATCAACATTTTATAAAATTAATGACATCGTAAGATATGGTGGTATTATTTACATTTGTAACACTGGTCACACAGCACAATCAACACTAGAAGCTGATCAATCAAAATGGGATCAGTTTGCTACATCCATTGACTGGAAAGACAACTGGGTAGCTGGAACAATTTATAAAGCAAATGACTTGGTAAAATATGGTGGTAACATTTACTTGTGTAACACTGGTCACACTGCCGCGGCTAGTAATGCACTTGGACTTGAACAAGATATTTTAAAATGGGATTTGTTCTCAGAAGGTCAAGACTGGAAACAGAATTGGACTATTTCAACTCGTTACAAAATTAACGATATTATTAGATATGGTGGAACACTTTATGTTTGTAATACTGGGCACACTTCAAATGCTACAGCCGCAGGCGGACTCGAAGGAGATCAAGCCAAGTGGGATTATTTAAACAAAGGTTTTGAATATTTAGGCGAATGGGTTAACGCTTATAGATATAAAGTTAACGACATTGTACTATTTGGTGCAACACTTTATATTTGTACTACTCATCACACATCGGTTGTTACTAATAATGATTCACAGTTAGGTACACTACAAGCAGATATTGCGAATTGGGAAAAATTTGTACCTGGATTAGAATTTGAAAATTCATGGCAACCAGATGAAAGATATCAACCAGGTGACTTTGTAACTTATGGTGGTAACCAATATGTTGCTAATGATAATGTTTTCGCAGAAAATCCTGCATCAAGTTCTAAATTTGATCTAGTAACTTCAGGCTTTAATAATAGAGGTGACTGGGGAGACGACTCTACTAACCAAGATTACAGAATTGGTGATGTTGTTAGACTAGGTGGTTATACTTATCTAGCTACTGCTGACAACCAAGCACAACGTCCACCAAACACTACTTATTGGTCAAGACTAAACCAAGGTATTGAATGGAAAAACGGTTGGACAACTGCTACATTATATGATGCAGGTGATTCGGTACGTGAAGGCTTAATAAGTTATATTTGTATTCTTGCACACACATCAAGTGGTACTAATAAACCATCTGCAGATGATGGCACATATTGGAACACACTAGCAAGTGGTGCTGAAGAATCAGCAATTACTACTCAAGGTGATTTACTTTATCGTTCAGGATCAGGTCCTGCAAGATTACCAATTGGTGGTGAAGGCCAAGTATTAAGTGTTAGTGCAAGTGGAATACCTGAATGGAGGGACTTTGGTTTAACTCCTGATGTTTACTATGTTGCAACTAACGGTGCAAATAAAGTATTCCCAACAGGCGGAGCAACACTTGATCGTCCTTGGAAATCAATTCGTTACGCATGTGAAGAAATTGAAAAAGGACCTAAGAATCCAAATGCGGCATCACTGTTAGAAGAAAACAGAATGTTTATAGCATTTGAAACTGCTAAATGGGCTAAGAGACAAATCATTACACAAACATCACCATTCTTTATTGGTTTTGCTTTTGATGAAGCTAAGTTCCAAAGACTAGCAGGTTTTGCTTTAGACGGTATTGTATTAGATCTTAAAAAAGGTGGAAACATACATACTGTTAGAGTTGCACAAGCAATGAAAGACAATGTAAGTCCAGACTTCTTTACAACAGGTGGAGAAACACAAAACGTTGCGGCACTTAACTTTGTAATTGATCTAGTAGAAGATGTACTAGACAGTGCTACACCTCCAGCAGACTATCAAGATTTAGATAGTGTTGCATCAGGTGATAGATACTTACAAATTAAAGATGCTACAAGAGTTGAAGAAGCAGGTGCATTAGCAGAGTTAACAGCAAGTATGGCTATTATTACTTCAGCAGTTTCACTAGGTGCAGGTTATACAGTTCCAACAGCAAAGAAAACACACAAAGTTATCTATGTTAAAACAGGAACATACAAAGAAGTACTACCTATTAGAGTTCCAGAACTAACAGCTATTGTTGGTGACGAACTACGTAGTACAAGGGTTGAACCAGCAGGTCAGCAAACACAAGCAAGTGATACAACTTATTCACTAGCTGGTATTTTGCACATGAAATCAATTATTGATGACGTTATTGAAGGTACAGCTATTACAAGACAAACTGGTAACACACTTACACAGAATGTTAGTAAGCCTTGGAGTACTAGTGGTGTATCAACTTATGTTGAAAACTTATGTACAGAACTTTATGATCAAATTGATTATTTAGTTAACGGCGCATCAGGCGATAGTACAGCACCATTATATAGAGGTGCGAATGAAAGAGTTGATGATCAAACTAAGTTTGCGGCGGCAAGAATACTGCATTTGAATAAAGCGTTTATTGGCGAAGATGTAACAAAATATATTAATGTTAACTATCCGTCATATACGTTTAACGAAACAACTTGTAAATCAGACGTTGCACATTATATTGATGCATTCATATATGACTTAATTAATGCAACAGGCGAAGGTAGTAACTATGCTACACTAACAGCAGGATTAATGTACGGTAACAGTGTAAACGGTTCTGCATTAGAAAATATGTACCTACTAAGAGATGGTACAGGTATTAGAAACCAAACACTAGGCGGATTAACAGGTGTACTAGGATCAGCAAACGCATACGGAACTAAACGTCCAACAGCAGGAGCATACTGTTCATTGGATCCAGGATGGGGTCCAGATGATGATCGAGTATGGATTACAACACGTTCTCCATATGTACAAGGTGTAACAAACTTTGGTACTGGTTGTGTTGGATTAAAAATTGATGGTTCATTACACAACGGTGGTAACGATTCTATTGTTGCTAACGACTTTACGCAGATTTTAAGTGATGGTATTGGTGCATGGGTTACTAACTTAGGTAGAGCAGAACTTGTTTCAGTGTTCTCATACTATGGACATATTGGTTACCTAGCTGAAAACGGCGGTAAGATACGTGGTACTAATGGTAACTGTTCATACGGTGACAGAGGTGCAGTATCAGAATACATTGATGTTACTGAGATTCCAACAACAGGTGGTGTGAACAATAGAAAACTTGAAGCACAAATTGGTAGAGCATTAACAGACGGTAATCAAATTATACATTTTGAATATACTAACGCTGGTAATAACTACTCAAGTTCAACTTACACAATTAGTGGAGATGGATATGGTGCAGTAGTAGCTAACGGTAACTATGTAAACAATGGATTGTTCGAAGTTAGATTACGTAACCCAGATGACGGATCCAGTTACAATGAAAAAGATACTAATAGCGATGGACTGTTTAACGATTCAGACTCAATTGGTGGTAGAGGTTACTCTAGCAGTGAAAACACTGCACAGGCAGGTAATGCTACGACTATTACATTGTCAAACACTGAAACAGCTAACAGTACAAAATACGTTGGTATGAGAGTTGTAATTACAGCAGGTACAGGCGCAGGGCAGTATGGATTTATTGCTTCATACAATCCAGGTACTAAAGTTGCTAATATTGCAAAAGAAAGTGATAATGCGGCAGGATGGGAAACATGGCATCCAACAAACGGTATCCAGGCAACACTAGACGCTACAACAGCATATAGTATTGAACCAAGAATCCAAGTAGTTGGTGGCGGTGGTAGTGGTGCTCAAGTTAGAGCAGGTGTTACAACTGGCAGAATTACACAGTTCTACATTATTAATCCAGGTAGCGGTTATACAAGTACTCCGACACTAACAATTACAGATCCAAGTGAAACTACTGAAGTTCCATGGCAATGTAGAGTTGGTAATGGTGTACTAGCACAGCCTACATGGACTGCAAGAGGTACAGACTTTGAAACAGCTGGCGGTACTGTAACAGGTGATGGTTATGCTGACATTTATCAATCAGCACAATTTATGAACGTTTACGGAATGAGTGATGTTCCAGTTGAAGGTGCAAACTTACAACTTGATGGCGATAGTAGATTCTTTAAAATTGTGTTTGTTAGAGAATTGTTAGGCAGTGCAGGAAACTATACTGCTAACTTACAAGTGTCACCAGACTTAGGAGTTGAAACTGCTCCAGAGCATGGCACTAACATTACAATAAGAAAACGATTTAGTCAAGTTAGATTAACAGGACATGACTTCCTAGATATTGGTACAGGTAATTTTGCAAGTACAAACTATCCAGGAACACCATCTGTTGCTAACGATCCAAATGACGAAGTTCACGAAGCTGGCGGAGGTAGAATATTCTACACAAGTACTGACCAAGATGGTAACTTTAGAGTAGGTAGATTGTTCAACGTTGAACAGTCAACAGGATCTGCGAGCTTGAATACAAGTGCATTTAGTTTAGCAGGACTACAAGAATTGTCACTAGGTGCAGTTGGCTTAGGACAAGGCGGCGCTGTTATTAATGAATTTAGTACAGATGGTACATTTAGTGGTAATTCAGATAACGTTGTTCCGACACAAAGAGCAATTATTACATACATCAATTCACAGATTGGTGGAGGTAGTAGCTCTCTGAACGTTAACGCAGTTACAGCAGGTAAAATAAATATTACTGGTAATACAATAGGTACAACCGATAATAGTCCAATTACTGTAACTACGGGAATGAACTTTAACGGCGGTGTAAGTGGAAGTCCAGTTGCATTTGCGTACTTTTTAACAAGTAAAACATAATGGCTAAATACTAACATAGGAGTAATAAAATGGCATCAGGAATATTAGGATCAAGCGATCTTTCAGCAAATACAAATACTACGATCTATACAGTACCAGCTGATACATATAGTGTTGTTACTATCAACTTTTGTAACAGAGGTTCGAATACAACAAACATTAGATTATCAACAAGTACTGGAGATACACCAGGAGCGGCAGAATACTTAGAGTATGATGTATCCGTTGGTCCAAATGGCGTACTAGAGAGAACTGGTATTGTAATTGACGCAACTAAAAAAGTTGTGGTAAGATCAAGTCAAGCATCTGTAACCTCAATGGTTATGGGTATTGAAACAGCCGTACCGGCGGCATAACATAAGGATAGGATAAAGCAATGGGAAGAAGATTATCAGTAGGTTCACCAGGTTTAACTGTCCCTTTTGGAACTACGGCACAAAGAACAGCAGACGCTGGAGCAGGCGCACTAAGGTTTAATACTGAGTTAACAAACTTAGAATTATACAATGGTACAGCTTGGTTACCAGTTGGTGTTTTAAATGGCGTGACAGTGACAACAACATATTCGGCACAATCAGGACAACAGTTGTTCTGTGACACTAATGGTGGCGGCTTTACAGTTACTTTACCAGGTAGTCCAGCAGTGGGTGATATCGTAAGATTCTTCGACTTAAGAAAAACTTTTGATTCCAATGCTTTAACACTAGGTAGAAACAGTAAACTAATACAAGGTGATAGTGCAGACTTAACTGTCAATTCAGAAGGCGCGGCTTTTGATATTGTTTATTCGGGCGATAGCTACGGATGGCGTATCTTTACTGTATAAAGAATTATTAAGGAAACGTAGATGGCGACATACAGCAGTTATAAGAAGATTACTTCGGAAGGAATACCAGATGGATCTATTACTAGATCTAAGCTGACTCCTGGAGCAGGCGCTTGTCGTAGAACGCAATGGGTGTTTAACGAGCGTGGTATGCAATGCCATATGTGTGCTAGAAATAGTGGCTGTTGTCAACAGGCAAATGGTAGATGTTGTTACTGGTGTGCACCAGACAATGTTTATAAAGTAACATTTGAAATCTGGGGCGGTGGCGGCGGTGGTCCAGGACACACATGTTGTAACTGTTGTTCTTTTGCTATTGGCGGAGCAGGTGGTAACTATGCAATACAAACGGTAGATACTAATCCAGGATGTCAATATAGTGTTTGTGCTGGCGGAAGTTGGCCATGTGGTAAATCACATACATGTTCAGCGGGCATGGGTTGTAAATCCTATGTTAACGGTCACAACCTAAGTAACTTTTGTGTTACTGGTGCATGTGGCGGTTGGATGTGTAATGGAGACGCATGGGGTCAAAGACATGCTGTATCAAACTGTGCTAACTGTTTAATTTGTGGAATATTTGGTGCTGACTTCGGAATGATGGGCGGCATGGGTATGAAAGCAGGTACAACAACTTGTAGATGTCACGGACAAACAGGTTGGACAGGAGCGGCCGCAGGTATGGGTGTATACGCTGGTACAACTACCAACGAAGCATGGTGTGCTTGTGGATGTCATATTGTTTGGCCATCAGGCGGCGGCGTACCAGGAACATCTAGTTACTGTAACAACTGGGCAAAATGTTGTTCAGGTGGTTCAGGTCAAGGCGGATCTGGCATAGTAAAGATAACATTTGTATAAGGAAAGAAAATAATGGCAACATACGCAAGTTATAAAACATTAACAGCAGACAATTTCCAAGACAATAGTATTACGGCGTCTAAACTAGGTGCAGGCGCTGGTAACAAATATTGTGTATTTTGGGTTTATAATGAACGTGGCATGTATTGTCAAGCATGTTCAGATGCTGGCGATTGTTGTGAACAAGCAAATGGTAAGTGTTGTTACTGGACAGTTCCAGCTAACACTTCAAAAGTAGTATTTGAAATTTGGTCAGGTGGAGGCGGTGGCGCAGGCGCTACTTGCTGTAACAACTGTACACACTCTGCAGGTGGATCAGGCGGTAACTACGGTGTAAAAACTATTAATACATGTCCAGGTTGTACATATTCAATTTGTGCAGGTGGAACATGGCGTTGTAGTAAATCACATACTTGTGTAGCAGGTATGGGTTGTAAGAGTTATGTTAATGGGGCAAATTTAAGTAATTTTTGTACAGTAGGTGGATGTCCAGGTTGGATGTGTAACGGTGGTGCATGGGGACCAAACCATACACAAACATGTGCAAACTGTTTAATTTGCGGAATTTTTGGAGCAGACTTTGGAATCATGGGATCAACCGGAGTAACAGGCGGACACGGTGGATGTCAATGTAAATCAGCAGACTGGGGAATGTCAGGTGCGGCACCTTTTGTAGGCAGACATAGTGCAGGTGCAAACGCAGAAGCGTGGTGTAACTGTGCATGTTATGTTAACTGGCCAGCAGGCGGCGGACAAACAGGACAGAGTTCATATTGTGGTAACTGGGCAAAATGTTGTGCAGGTGGTAATATGGGCGGATCAGGCATGGTAAGAATAACATTCGCATAGTAAGGATAAGAAATGGCAACATACGCAAGTTATAAAAAAGTAGCAAATGACAGCATAACAGACGCATCGATTACCTCAGCAGATATTGCTCATGGTAATGGTAACAACATGGGTGTGCAATGGATCTACAACGAACGTGGCATGCAATGTCATCAGTGTGCTAGACAATCAGGTTGTTGTCAGCAAGCAAACGGTAAATGCTGTTACTGGTGTGTACCAGATGGTGCAAGTACAGTAACTTTTGAAATTTGGTCAGGCGGAGGCGGTGGCCCAGGCCACACTTGTTGTAACTGTTGTTCATTTTCAATTGGCGGCGCTGGAGGCAATTATGGGTCTAAGACTATTGCAACATCTCCAGGATGTCAGTACAGTGTATGTGCTGGTGGTGCTTGGCCGTGTGGTAAAGCACATACTTGTGGTGCAAGTATGGGTTGTAAGAGTTATGTAAACGGACATAACTTATCGAATTTTTGTACAGTAGGCGGCTGTGGTGGCTGGATGTGTAACGGAGACGCATGGGGTCCAAGACACACTCACTTTGGTTGTGAAAACTGTAATATATGCGGAATTTTTGGAGCAGATTTTGGAATGATGGGATCTACAGGATGGGAGCCAGGACATGGTTACTGTCACTGTGTGTATCAGTATTCAGGATCAGGACAACCTCCATTAATTGGTAAAATGACAGTATCAGTAACTAGCGAAGGATGGTGTAACTGCGGTTGCCATATTGAGTGGCCAGCAGGTGGCGGAATGCCAGGCGTTAGTTCATATTGTGGTAACTGGGCTAAGTGCTGTGCAGGTGGATCTGGACAAGGCGGCTCAGGCGTTGTTCGAATAACATTCATGTAAATGATAAATAGTTTTAGGAGCTGAATAACATGAGAAAAATTGAAAAAACATTTACTTACCCAATTTGGGACGAGTGGAGAAAAAATAGTTTTGAAAACGGAAGAACCGGCACCTTTACTTATAAAGGTCCTGAATTTTTAACGTTTGAAGTAGGTAATGACCCTGCAGATACAGACAACTACCAAAAAGAATCTGGTTGGTGTTTATGGGAAAAAGCGGATCTTGAAAGACCAACTGCCGCAGATATTACAAGAGTTACTGTTGACTGTAAAGAAAATCCTTTACTATGTGAAATTGGTAATGATGATGGTAAAGAAGAAGGTGTACAATTAAGACGTCAAAGAGAATGGAAAGTTCTTTGGGACGCTCCAGACGGTTATATGGACGTTGAATACACAGACGAATTAGAGCCAAGAGACGTATATGACGATCAAAACATCACATATGATTTTGCTACAGAAACATTTAATATTGGTATTCATGATTGGGCCGCTACAGGTACAAAAATGGATCTAACATGGCAAGATCTTAGAGATGTTAGAGATTCACAATTACATGACACAGACGCTAAAGTTGGACAGACAGATGCTCCTGAATCTATTCAACAGACTTGGAAAGATTACAGACAAAGACTAAGAGATTTGCCAGCTTGGGCACAAGCAAACGGCTACGAGCCATGGCAAGCAGTTATGATGTTTCCTACAGTACCAAAAGATATGCGTGATCCAGACGCATCAGCAGATCCAGAAGATCCGTACAGAGATGGTGCATTTGCTATTGACGTAGCAGTTGCCGCTCAAAAGGTTGCAGGTAAAAAATAGATTTAGCATTATAAATTAATAAATTAAGGGCCACTAGGCCCTTTTTTTATGACTACCAGATCAGCCTCCTATAAAGTATCCTACCAATAAATATTTGTACTATACAGGAGAAAACATTGGAACGCAAAAAAGCATATTTTATCAACGGTGGAGCAGGCAGAGTTGTCGCAAGTATTCCAGCGTTTGAAAAACTCTACAAAACAGATCAAGACTTTATTATTGTTTGTGAAGGAGGAATGGACTTTTATAAAGGTCATCCGCAACTACATGAACTAGCATACGACAACTGGCATAAAAACTTGTTTAAAGATTATATTAAAGACAGAGATTGTTACTCACCAGAACCATACAGAGTTTGGGAATATTATAATCAAAAGTGTAGTTTAGCACAAGCATTTGATATTGCAATTAATAACGAAGGCGTTAGAGATTTACCTGACCCAACAATACATATGAACAAGCATGAACTTGTACAAGGTTATAAAGTTGTTGAAGAAATTAAAGCAGTAACAGGTAAAGACAAAGTAGTAGTGTTTCAACCATTTGGTCGTACAGCCGAAAACATGGGCGACTTTGTAATTGACGGTACAAGCAGAAGCTTTCATCTAAATGATGTTATACGTATTTGTAAAGATTTACGTGATGACTATGCTGTAATTATAATGAGCGAATTTCCTGTTGTAGTTGAAGAAAATACTAAAGTTCCGGTAGCAGTTCCACAAATACCCGATGTAAGAGTATGGTCAAGTGTAATTCAAATTGCTGATCATTTTATTGGATGTGATAGTTTAGGACAACATATGGCAAAAGCATTAGGGACAACATGTACTAGTGTTATTGGAAGTACATATCCAATTAATATTTCTTATCCTAATTCTCCTGACTTTGATATTATTGATCTAGGAGAAGGTAGACGTAAGTTTAGTCCTATTAGACTTACAATGGAAGATTCAATTGAAAGATTTAATGACGAAGTTATGGAGTTAACCGATGAAAGTTTTAAAAAGATTATTACAAGTGCTCGCAAGCGTTTGGGGAAACCAAGAAGTTACACAGGAAACTACAAACCGCAACAAGAGCAAGGGGAGGTCTGCCCAACTCATGGAGTAGTACATGCAGATGGGGCATCACATGGTAATAAACAACAAGCAAAAATCTTAGGTCATACAGGTCAGTAAAATGAGCGATCCGATAGAATCACCAGATCAGTTTCTAGGAGGCATTTCAACAATGTTTGATCCTAGTTCAGAAAGGTTACAGGCACTTGATACATGGGTAGTAGATGATTTATACTATGCGGGTTATAAAAAGTTTTTAAAGTTGTTTGATAATTCTAACGATCGACATGTTGACTATGGTAACGGAACTTTATATTATAAAAAAGATATGCAATATCCTACAGACATTGATCCTAGAGAAGAGTACTTGTCCTTTATTAAGTTTCAATTACAAAATTTGCCTATTAGAATAAAAGATTTTAAAAAAGCATGGGGCGTAAAATATCCACCAGGTGCATACAGCGGATTACATTCACATCAACCTGGAAAACAACTAACAAGTGTGTTATTTTTAGACACACCAAACCCAAGTGTAGAATATCCTTTAGCAGGTTGTTTAACTACACTACAGCCAACAAACAGTGAAATCACTTACTTAACACATAAGCCTATTGAAGGCAAAATGGTAATCTTAGATGGTAAAGTATGGCACGGATCTTATCCTACACTAGAAGATAGACATGTATTTGTTGTAGACTTTGAATATGAAGGTGTAATATAGTGGATATAGAAACTTTAGATACTACATATCAAGGCGACAAAGACTTTTTTTGGCTATGTTATAACGGACGTATACCTGACTATTGGATTAGTAAAGACAAATATACAGACTATAGTAAATTTTTAGAACTATTTGATAATCCACCAAAGTCGCATGTAGATTACGGCGGCGCAGTAATACAATATAAAGACGATGACTTTACATATCCTTATAATATAGATCAACAAGGTCTATATCTAGAGTGGATTAAAAAATCTATAGAAAAGTTTCAGTTTAAAAATGTAAAATTTAAAAAGTGTTGGTGGCTAACATATCCAAAGAATACTTTTTCAGGATTACATACACATGAAGATAGAGGACAACGCACAATGACCTGTGTTATGTTCTTAAACACAATATCAGTAAGCACAAAAACACCATTAAATGGTAAATTAAAAGCAATTACTATGAATCCTGTAACAGGTGAACTAGTAAGTGATATGATAAAATGTATAGCAGGCGATGTAGTGGTTATGGATGGTAAAGTTTACCATGGTGTATATCCTACATTAGAAGAAAGAAAAGTATTTGTAGTTGACTTTACGTATGATGTAGAGATCGACTAATGATAAGGTTCAGTTCTTGTCAGCAATCACCAGGATTGCAAATACATATAGTATATAAAGAAACATAAAAGGAAACAATATGACACAGTGGATTGGAGCAATCACAAGAGGACATAACGGCGGCGCCGTATTATTAAAAGATGGTGAAATTGTATTTTCAATCGAAGAAGAACGTCTAACTCGAAAGAAATACGACGGTGGACCACTTGCCGCAATGATTAAATTCCTTGATTACACAGATAAATTAGATTATCTTGTAGTAGCACATACACAACCATTAGCAGAATCAAGTAGAATTGACTTTAGTGGAGGTGATATGTATACAGGACTAGCAAGGAAACTAGGACTAATTGATAGAAACGATAATGCTTACACAGCAGATGGCCAACACAACCATAGACAAGTAATTGACCTAAGTCATATACATCATAAACTACATGCGGCATGTGCATTTTATCGTTCGGGATTTGAATCAGCAGTAAGTGTTATTGTTGATGGAGCAGGTACATTTATACCAATGAACATTAACATGGGTGTGTTTAACGAAGAATATATGTCATGGGAATGTGAAAGTATCTTTAATTGTGCATACCCTGATAACTTTAAAACTTTATATAAGCACCAAGGTGGTAATGGACCTTTTCCTGGAACACGTATTCCGTACATTCCATCAGATCGTGAAGGCGAAGAAGGATTCCATGAACTTGTATTAGATGATAGTGCAGGTATTGTTAAAGCATACGAAGCAGTAACACAATATTGTGGATTTCAACCTATTGAAGCAGGTAAAACTATGGGACTTGCTCCATATGGTAAGAAAAATTCAAATATTCCACCAATTTATACCGACGGCAATGGAGGCAAGTGGCGTACAAGTGATAGAAATGTTGTTATTCCTACATATCCAAACGCGGCCTTAGTAAATGAAGCAAAATATGAGTATTTAGAAACATCACAAGATATAATTGATAGTAAAACTGACCTAACTACCCAAGAAAATCGTAGAGACTTAGCATTTGCAGTACAAGAAGGATCACAACAGGAAGTATTAAACCTTATTTTTAAAGCAGTTGAAATGTCTGGTAATAAAAACGTAGTACTAAGTGGCGGCTATGCACTTAACTGTGTTGCAAACTACTGGTACCTTGATAAATTGAACAAAGAAGGTATTAAGTTATATGTTGAACCTGTTAGTAACGATGCAGGTACAGCAATGGGTGCGGCTATGTTAGTATATCATCAAACTACCAAAGACAAAACTGTAAGACATTATGCAGAAACAATCTACGAAGGTTTTGAGTATACATATACTAATGAGCAAATTGAAGACACTGCAAACAAGTATGGTGCTACAATTATTGACGCTGATAAAGAATTAGTTGTAGAAATGATTAGAAATAAGAACATTGTTACTATGTTTCAAGGTAAAAGCGAAAACGGACCACGTGCATTAGGTAATAGAAGCATATTATTTGATCCAACATTTGAAGACGGCAAGGATTACGTAAACAAAGTAAAGCGTAGAGAGTATTTTAGACCCTTTGCTGGAACAATTATGTTAGAGTATGCACACGAATGGTTTGATATGCGTGGACTAGAGCAAACACCGCATATGATGTATGCAATGGATTGCCAAGAAGGCATTGCAGAAAAGATTCCAAGCATCATTCATGTTGATGGTACTTGTAGAATTCAAACTGTAACCAGAGAACAGAACAAACACTACTACGAGCTTATAGAACAATTCCATAAAGCAACAGGAGTTCCAATTATTTTCAATACTAGTTTTAACTTAGGTGGCGAACCACTAGTTGAAACTCTAGATGATGCTGTACGTACACTTTATAATAGTGAGATGGAGTATTGTTACCTACCCGAGTATGGCAAACTAATTGAAATGAAGAACTAATGCTGGTAAACTTATATTCGATTCCAGTATATAAGATAAAACTACCGGAGCATGAACAAGTACAACAAGACTTTGCTGATATACTTGATAAAGATGAGTATTTTAGTAAAATTCCTTCTTGGTACAGTCCTGTGGATACTACATATGGTAACCCTGATGCTTCAAACTTACCATTTAAGACATTTATTAGATCAGCAATTACCGGACTAAACGAATATCTTGAAAACTTTAGTATAGACTTAACATTAGACTATAGGATTGAATGTTGGCTCAATAAGTATAATCCGGGCTCATATCAAGAAGTACACAACCATGTAGGAGTATCACAAATTAGTTGTGCATACATGATGCATACTCCTAAAGACAGTGGTAACTTTGTATTCTACAACAAAGCATATGATTTTTTGCATCAGTCAGGTCTTCCATCATTAACTACACAACCATTTAGATACAATAATAGAGTAACACCTCCTTTAGAAGAAGGTGATATTGTATTTTTTCCTAGTAACCTAGAACATTACGTATCTAATAATACTAGCGACCAAGTAAGGTCAACAATTAGTGCTAATTTTGTACTATCGGAGAAACAAGATGATTAAAAATACAATTAACGAAGAAGAAACATTTGCTGTCAACGAAGACTACGACACAAGATTATACAAGTTTGGAAAAGCAGGTGTACATGTATTAGTAGTGGATAACTTTTATAAAAATCCACACTTAGTAAGACAACTTGCTTTAGATATTCCAGCATCTGTTAATAGACGTATTAGAGGCGGCAACCCTGCACTACGAATTAATGCATTTTATGAGCTATCAAGTCTAGCTCAACCATTTCACCACTTAGCATCAGAGTTTTTTCCAGAGATAATGTATCAGTACGAACCAGGATACATGGATAGAAGTTTTATGAACGCAACATTTATGATTAATGTTATGCAATCAGAAGGATTGCCTCCACTTGCACCACATCAAGACAATCGATCAGGCATGAATCTTGCTAGTACAATCTATCTAAACAACGAAAACGAATCTGCTGGCGGAACAAGTTTTTACGAGTTTGGTGGCAAACACTTTTATACTGACAGTGTAGTAGAGAATGATTTTCACGTTACTATGGATGTAGAAGGTAAGATTCCAGTAACACAATACATTACTGATAGTTCACATGACTGGAAAATGATTGGAATGATACCAATGGTGTTTAATAGAATGGTATTATACAATCAGGCAGTATTACATACTGCATATGTTAAGCCAGGTATGTTTGTAAATGATAACTACAGAATGAATCAGCAGTTTTTTATATAGGAGAATAGCATGGATGATAACTTTGATGGAGTAGAAGTATATGATAATGTATATCCGATTGACTTTTGCAAACAAGTAATTAAAAGATTTGAAGAGCTGTCTTCAATGCAGATGACTGCAATACAACAGCAAGGTATTGATAGAAATCAAGACGAACGTATATACATGGACTGGGCAAATCACAACAGTCATTACCATGCTGACGAAGATTTATGTAAATTTTTCTTTGAAACCCTAAACAAAACGTATTTAGAAAAGTATAAAACAAAATACGAGAGCTTAGGATTATTATTTCAACATACAGCAAAAGGTATGAGTGTCCAAAAAACAAAACCACACCAAGGATACCACGCATGGCATTGTGAAAATGCAGATGTACCAACAAGTACTCGAGTATTAGCATACACATTATATTTGAATGGTGTTGAAGAAGGCGGCGAAACAGAGTTCTTGTATCAAGGACATAAAATCAAACCTGCACCTGGAAGATTAGCTATCTTTCCTACATCATTTACGCATCCACATCGGGGCAATCCTATCTACAAAGGCGTTAAGTACATTATAAGCGGATGGTATACATTAGACCACTAGGAACAAAATGAAAATAGCAGTAGTAGGTGGCGGCACAGCAGGCTTTGTGTCAGCGTTAATATTAAAAACAAGTTTTCCAAACTTTGAAATTGATGTAATTCGATCTACCAAGATTGGAACTATCGGTGTAGGTGAAGGTAGCACAGAACATTGGTCTGCCTTTATGGATTTCGTTGGTATTCAAACAGGTGAACTTATTAATGAATGTGATGCTAGTTTTAAATCTGGTATTATGTTTGAAGACTGGAGTGAGAAACCATACTTACAAAGTGTTCATGAGCCATACGTTGCCGAACAACTAGGTGCACCAATTGCATATGCTAAATTAATTGGTGAAAAGGTAGATGCTAGAGAGTTAACAGGTGAATACCTTTGGAATAATGAAACACCATTTAATAAATTTATGGACGAGCGTCCTAATGACACTGGAGTAGCACAATATCATTTTAATACTGCAAAGTTAAATGACTTTTTAACTAAGTTTGCAATAGACAAAGGTATTAACGTTATTGATGATGAGATTACTAGTGTAAATGTTAGTGAATGGAACAAAGTACAAACAATACAAGGCGAAAAAGAATTATATGATTACGATTTTTATATAGACTGTACAGGATTTAGTCGTTTACTAATTAGTGCAGTTGGTTCTGAGTGGCAAAGCTACAGTAAGTATCTTAAAATGAAAGAAGCTATTGTGTTTCCCACACCAGAAGGAGATGAAATACCAATATGGACACTTGCAAAAGCAATGGATGCTGGTTGGATGTTTCGTATACCTGTTCAAGGACGCACCGGCAATGGTTATATATTTGATAGTGATTTTATTACAGCTGAACAAGCACATACTGAAGTTGAAAAATATTTAGGACACGGTGTTGAAGTAGCAAAACATATTAAATTTGATCCAGGCACACTTGACAAAGCATGGATTAGTAATGTATGTGCTATTGGACTAAGTCAAAGTTTTGTAGAACCATTAGAAGCAAGTAGTATTGGTAGTAGCATTAATCAAACATTCTTATTAGCACAACGTCTTGTAAATTATAATGAAGAAACAATTAATAGATATAATCTTGAAGTTACTGCTATTATGGATAATATTAGAGACTTTATTGTACTACATTATATTACTGAAAGAAGAGACACACCGTTTTGGAAGGCAGTATCAGAAGTAACTTTACCAGATAGTTTAGATAAAAACTTACGTATGTGGAAAGTCAGAATGCCAATTGCTGACGACATGACTACACATACTAAAAAAGTTTTGTTTAACGAATATAACTATGCATTAGTGATGCATGGACTAGGATTATTTGATAACGAAAGTATTTTAAAACAATATGAAACAGTTCCGCAAGGAGCAAAGGATCATGTTGAACAGTCAATACAACACAAATTAGAATTTGATAAAACAAAAACTATTCCTCACAAATTAATGCTTCAATTGTTGCGGAGACTAACGTGAGAACATTTGCCTTTGGATGTAGTTTAACACAATATTTTTATCCTACATGGGCTGACATCTTAATACATCATTATAAACAAGAAGGTGCCACTGTTGGAGAGAACTGGGGACGTAGTGGTGCAGGTAATCAATATATTTCAACTCGGCTATGGGAAGCACATACTGAACATAAGTTTAATAAAGATGATATTATCTTATTGCAATGGTCTAGTTTTTTTAGAGAAGATAGATTTCATATGGGCAAAGGCTGGCACACTCCAGGTAACTTTAGTAAATCAACAGTAGGACAAGACATTCCGTTTGTACTTAACAGTTGGCGGTACGAGTCTATGTGGCAATGGGCTGACATGGCCTGGGCTACAATGCGTGATTGTGCATTAATAAGCAGTACACATAAAGCATTAGAAAGTTTAGGATGTAGAGTTATATCCACAGGATTTAGACAACCTACTGAAGGTTGGGACGAACTTAGTAAAGAATTTAATACTAAAAATAAATATTTAGAATTAGAAGATGTAAGAGCTATATTAGAAAAATATAAAGACGATATTAAAACTACATGTCCACCAATACTTAATGCACTAGGATTTGGAGTTGACGACGAGTTTTTTAAAACAAGACCAACTAGTATACCTGATCCAAATCCAGAACTTTTACACTTACATCAGCCCGAAGTACACCCACTTACACACGAAGCGGCAGACTTTGTACAAGAACATATATGTAAATTAAATAACAAAACATTAGCCTTTGTTGACAAATGGAAGCAAACATTGACAGCTGAAGGATCAATAAAACTTTACGAATTAGACTGGTTCAACTCAGAAGTACATGGCTGGTCAGACGATAGATGGAGACCTTAGAATGAGTACCCCCGTAATAGGACTAGACAGAGACGGAACAATAAATGTAGACATAGGCACATACGTAACAAAGCCCGAGCAGTTTACACCTATTGAAGGCAGTCTAGAAGCAGTTAAGATGATACGTAACAAGGGTTATGATGTAGTTATTTTAACTAATCAAGCAGGCATAACAAAGGGTATAATGGATCCGGTAGACGTTGACATTGTTAATAATTATATGTTAGAATTACTTTGGAATATAGGTTGTAGGAGCATCAACGGATTGTATTATAGCACATCTAACTTAAAAGAAGACGTATATGCTAAACCTAATACAGGCATGTTTAAGCGTGCCGCGGCAGAAATCGGAGTTGATTGGAAGAATGGTGTGTATGTAGGAGATAAAATTAGTGATTTAAAAGCCGCTGTAAAGGCTAAAGCAAAGCCTATACTAGTACGCACAGGACATGGCGCTGAAACAGCTAAGAAGTTAAATACATTTGCTAACAAAGACCTTAAAAAACAAACAGAAACATTTGATAATCTAAATCAGTTTGCTCATAGCCTAGTAGATTTAACTTAAATTGTACTGTTACATATCTTTGTAAAACGATAAATACAATATGGAGCATGAACAATGAATAAACTTCTGACAAATCTTTTCAGTAAAGGTGCAAATAACACCATTCATCTGCCAGACAGATCGAGTTTTAGTTATAAAGGTAGCTGGATTGGGGTGCAATATAATACAGTTGTAGACTCATTTCATTTAGGTGAATACAGCAGTGCAGTGTATCAAATTACAGTAGAATTTGATTCAAATGAAAAAGAGATTATGCAATTATCAGTAGTTGCTAGACCAGATAGAGCTGTTGCAAATATATTTGGACGTTCAAGTATTAACCAAGAATTAGTAAATTTATCTGTCACAGTTGATGCAAGTACGGTAAAGATTAACGCTAGTCCAACGTCAAATATTTACGCTGGTGCTAAGTTAATTTTCCATGCTACGTATGCAAAAACTATTCATCAGCTTACTCCTCCTGCGATAGTCGCAGATGTATCCACTGTAGAGGAGTCTGGGGTAAATACTTTTGATGCAACAACTACGTATTTCGATAATACAAACATAACATTTGATAAGGTGTAAGGAATGGCAAAATCAACAATTAACTTAGGTACAGCCGCAAACGACGGTACTGGCGATAATCTTAGAGCAGGTGCTACTAAGGTTAATGCTAACACGGACGAGCTGTATAACGCTTTAGGCGACGGAACAAATATTAAAGATATCGTCAATTCAAGTATGGAACTTGATGTACAAAATGACGATTCAAAGATTAACAAAGTAGCATTCCATGCCGCAACGTTAAACCAAATGAACGCAATTAGTACAAGCACATATCATGGTGCAATGCTACACGTACATGAAGGTGGAACAGTTTATGTTGCACACGCGAGTGCATGGCGTAAATTACTTTTAGATGCAAGTGCAGGAGCAATTCCTAATTATACTGACCCACTTAAACCTATTGCATACATAGGAAATATTAATTCATTATCAGATGTTGATACTGTATCACAAGCACCACAAGCTGGCAACGTTCTTAAATGGGACGGAGGCAAATGGGCACCTGGAGTTGACGTATCATCAGGCGGAGCGGCAGTTGATGCTGGCACCCTTGATGGCTTTGACAGCTCGTACTTTACAAACTACAATAACTTAAACAACAAGCCAACCATTCCAACATCGCTTGTTAATTTAAGTATTACAGACGGCTCAAGTGGACAAGTTTTATCTGCAAACGGTAATGGAACATTTACATTTATTACACCAGCGGCAGGCGGATTACAAAATATTTTCCAAACAGTTGAAGGTGATACAGGTACTACTACAGCAAATTCACAAACAGATACATTAACAGTTGCAGGTGGTACAAACATTACAACTAGTATTGTTGGCGATACACTAACTATTAATTATAGTGGTGATGCACTAAGTGGTGAAGCTAACCAAAACGCATTTAGTAATGTACAATCAGACGCAGGATTAGCGGCGGCTGATAGTAAAACTGATACACTAACTATTGCAGGTGGTACAAATATTACTACAGCAGTATCAGGTGACACAGTTACTATTAACGGAACAGTTCCAACGTTTGCAAGTTTATCAGATACAGATTTAACAGGAGCAACAGCAGGTAACGTACTTGTGTATAACGGAACTAATTGGATAGATAGTCCAAATACATACGATATGATTGCATATCCTGCAATGACAATGTTAATTGTAACAGCTGATAGTAATAATGGATATAAGTTTAGTCAATACGGCAACACAGAAGATCCAACAATTTATGCTTTGGCAGGAGCAACTATTGCATTTAAAATTAACAGTGGAGCAAATCATCCATTCCAAATTGAAACAAGTGGAGGATCAGCATACGATAATGGACTTGTTCATGTTGCATTAGACGGAACAGAAACAACAGGGTCAGATGCACAGGCTAAAACATCAGGAACATTATATTGGCAAGTCCCAGCTAACATTAGCGGCAACTATCAATATCAATGTACAGTACACGGTTCAATGCAAGGTACTATTGTAGTTAAAGCATTGAGTGCAATCTAAGGAAATAGGAATAAATGGCAACAGTAATTAACGATAAATTCCAAGCACAGAACGGATTTGAAAGTCCTAACTTTACAGTTGATACAACTGGTAAGTTAACTACTCCAATCATTGACGTTCAAAGTATTTTGCTTAATGGAACACCGTTTGTGGCATATGTTCCGCCAGCAGATGATACAGGTGATGACACAGGTACACAAGTATCAAACAGTTTTGAAAGCCTTGCTGTAACAGGTGGTGTTTTCAAAGTTAATTACTTAGGTAGTACATCATTATCCGTAGTTAATGGTAGATTAACAATTAACAGTGTTGGTGCTATACCAGGTAGTATTGACAACGTAGAAATTGGATACAATACTCCTTCACAGATTAGAGTACATACAATTGATATGGCGCCTAACCCGGATAGTACAGCATCGACTATAAATATGAATGGTGCATCGGTTAAAGGTGATGTTAATATCGCAAATAACGTGGTTTTGGTTAACCAGCCTACTGTAGGCACCCACGCAACAAGTAAAGGTTATGTAGACGCAACGGCAACTGCCCTTGCTGTAGCATTTGGAGCATAAAGAATGGCTAAGAAAAAGATTTATAATTACAAGTTTTACCCAGGACTAGGATTAAATGATAACTCATATCCGAATGCATGGGCATTACTTACAACTAACAAAGATTTTATTAAGAAAGAAGTTGCGGCATGGATTTTACAACAAGTAAACGATAATGCAACTGGCTTTGTTGGTTATACATATGATTCAGCAAGATGCGAAAGAGATACAGGTTTTAATATTGATGCTTGGGCACACGACTTACGCTACACAGGTAACGAAGAAACAACAAGAATTTCACATACATATTGGGAACAAGATGTTGCACAAGTTGATGGCGATAGAGTAGCAGAAATTAGAGCAAAAGAATTTACACGTGACTTAATTGTTAACCATGTGTTCAACAACAGTCCACAGTCAACACCATACCAAGGTAACGTAGCACAAGTTACTAACGGTGTAAATGGTGAAGGTGCGGCTGGCACACGTATTCAAACACTTTCAGGAATTGTTATTAGTGTACTAACTACTGGAACAAGTGCATTACCAACATTTGAGCGTAAAGGCTTAGGACATGTAAGATTCCAAGGTAACTACGATGCTAGTGACTTATTAATTGTAACTAATACAACTAAAACTGAAGTTATCTATAACTTTACTGATGTACTTAAAGGCGGTAAAGTAACAAGAATTGACGATGTTACACCAAGAGATTCAAGTGGATATGTACCAAAATATGATAGTACATCATCTAACGAAAATGCAGATGCAGACTTTCCAAAATACTTGCAAGTTACTGACGCTGTTACAATTTTAGATCTTACACATAATACTGAAGGACAATCAGAAACAGACGAATTACAAATCTTTATTGACTCACCAGAGCAGATTACAAGACCATATGACTTTGGATCAGACGCTATTGAACGTATGCGTATTGCTCCACCGTTAAGTATGCTTGATGCTGACTTTGAGTACGGACTACAGCCTACTAAATGGTCAGCTATTGGTATGATGCGTGGTTATCCAAGTGTTTACGAACTTCCAGGTACTGATACACAAGTACTGAGTGTTGTTACAGATGCTTCATCAGGTACAGCAGGAATTGGTGCTTCAAAAATTACAGTTACAACAGTTGGTGCACACGGCTTTGAACCAGGTACTCCAATTACAATTAAAGCACTTGAAGATAGTGTAGGTGGAGCGGCAAGGTCAGAAGGTTCTTTTATTATTGACGATGTCCCAACAACTACAACATTCGTATATTACGCTAAAGCAAAAGTTGGTACAACATCCGGCGAAGTACTTTCAACAACTTATACACAGTTACGTAAAGGTGCGTTCTATACTGGTGCAAGTGTTGGACAGCCGTTGTTTACAGTATTGAGTAATGGTACAAATGGTACTATGACACTAAGTTTAGCGGCACAACAAAGTGAAAACAGATTAGCGTTTACAGGTGATGTACCAGAAGTTGGTGCACCAATTGCTAACGTGGCATTCCCAACAGGAACACAGGTTACTGCTATTGCAAGTACTCCAGACGGTAATGCATTACCACTAAATTTAGTAAATGATGTTAATATTGGTAATACTGATATTGAAGTTTCAAGTACAACAGGTATTGTTGTAGGACTAGCGGCTGATAACGGTAGTGGAGATGCTATCTTTGTTAACAATATTGCTGGAACTACACTTAGTATGAGTGGTTCATTTACAAGTGCAATTACAAGAAACACAGAAACTTATACAGGTGTAACAGGAACAATTACAGCACCTACAGGTACAAATGCACAGTTTACAATTTCAAGAACTGGCACAGCATATGCAGTAGATACAATTTCACAAGCAGGATCAGGATACAAAGCAGGTGACAGATTATTAGTCACAGGTGATAACTTAGGTGGTAACACACCTGCACATGATGCAACAATATTAGTTACAACAGTTAGTGGAACAGGAGCAGTTACAGCCGCAACAGTTAGCGGAACTGCACTAAGTGGAACTATTGCATACACAGGACCAACAGCAGTATTAACACAAGACGGCGGTACAATAGGAAGCACACAATTTGATATTAACTATTCCAGCGGAAGTTATACAACAGTAGATGCTAACTCACCAAACGATTCATCAGGGTATGCACTTGGTGATAGATTAAGAATTACAGGTAGCTCAGTATTAGGTGGTACAGGTCAAGACGGTAATCAAAATGCTAGTGGTAATGACTTTGTTGCTAGAGTTACAAGTGTTGGCGCCGGCGGATCAATTACTGCATTAGTACCAGACAATGGTGGATGGAGTATAGGTACACCTCCAAGTCAAACAAGAAGTTATAGCTTTGGCGGATCAGACTTAGCGTTTACAGGTGGTACAGGATCAGGAATACAGTTTGCTATTAATGTTAATAGCGGTGCGTATTCATATCAATCTTTTGGACAAGACGGTACAGGTTACACAACAGCAGATACACTTGTTTGTAGTGGTGCTTTAATGGGCGGATCAAGTCCGGCTAACGATGTATATTTAAGAGTTGTTTCAGTTAACGGCGTTGGTGCAATCACTGATGTACGTGTAGAAGGATCAGACGAATCAACTGTGCCAACAGCCGCAGATGCTGGTGTATTTGAAAGTAAAACTTTAGTAAATTTAACTGGTTCTGGTGCAACATTTGATATATCAAATGATGGATCAAACTACAGTGTAACAGTTACAGCAAATGGTACAAACTATCACACTGGTCAAACTTATGTAATCGCAGGTAATTTAATTGGAGGATCTACTCCGGCTAATGATGCAACTATTACAATTGATAGTGTTGGCGGAACAGACGGTGCTATTGCAACAGCAAGTGTTGCAGGTAGTGCACCAGCATTACCAACAGTGTTTACAGGACAAGCAGGAGCAAACCAAGCACACGCAGGTACAAGCGGAACATTTAATATTACTAGAACTTCAGGTACATATAGTCTTGCTATTAACGCAAGTGGTAGCGGATACGAAATTGGTAACGTAATTACTATTCTAGGTAATACACTAGGTGGTGCAACTCCAGCACAAGATGCAACAGTTATTGTTACAGGCAAAGATGGTAGTGGCGGATTAAGCACAGCAAGTATTACAGGTTCAGCAGTTGCAGGCGGTGGACTAAACTTAGTAAACGGTGTTACACTAACAGACTTTACAACAACTACAATTGATGCGGCAACAAGTGTTAACTTTGAAGCGTTATCAACTATTGAAATTACATGGCCTTATGCACACGGAATTGTGCCAGGTGATACATTTGTTGTTGATGTTAACTCAGATGCCGGCAGTAATAATCACAAACTAGCGGCTGGATCATTTATTGCAATTAGTGTTCCTACAAGTAAAAAGATTAGATATAACACAAGAGCTCCAGGAGCAGTACAAGAATTTGATGGCAGTTCTACAGAAGATAGAATCCAAGGTAACGTGTACTTACGTCCAGATAGTTTCTTTATTCACAGACCATATGATGGTGGTGTACAATTAGGAACAGGCGGACCGCAACACGGTGCTCAAGCAATTAGACAGAGTAAAAAATATATTAGATATCAGTCAGGTAAAGGTATTATGTATACAACTGGTGCGTTATTTGCACCAAGTTATGACGTAAGAACCGTTACAGCAGATGGTACAGGTATTGGAGCAATCCTTACTATTGTAACAGATGATAACGATCACGGCGCACAAGTTGGCGGTAAGGTTAGACTTATTGGTGTTGAATCAGCAGGTTATAATGGTGAATATACTGTTACACAAATTATTGATGAAAGAACATTAAAATGTTTATCAACACGTAGACTAGCTACAACAAATGCTGTACTAGGTTTTGCGGCACAGTTGACAGTTGTTGGTTGGCATGGAGCAACAGTACGCTCAGGTATCTTTGATGATCAAAACGGAATTTATTGGGAGTTTGATGGCTCTAACATTAGTGTTGCACAACGTACAAGTACAAAGCAGATTGCAGGTACCGCACAAGTTACAGTTGACTCAAACTTAATGATAGGTAATAACACAAGATTTAGAGATCAGTTAAAAGCTGGTGATAGAATTGTTATTAAAGGAATGACACATGTTGTTGCAAACGTTGATTCACAAACACAAATAACAGTAACACCAGACTACAGAGGTGTTAACAATGTTGCATCATGTAAAGTAAATTTAATTACAGATAAGAAAGTTTTACAAGAAGAATTTAACTTAGATAGAATGGACGGCACTGGCAAGAGTGGATACAATATGGATGTTAGATACATGCAGATGATTGGTATTCAATACAGTTGGTATGGTGCTGGTTTTATTGACTGGATGGCACGTGGTGCTGATGGTAACTTTGTATTCTGTCACAGAATGCGTAACTCAAACGTAAACACAGAAGCGTTTATGCGTTCAGGTAACTTACCTGTGCGTTATGAAGTTACAAACGAAGGCGCAAATAGTCAACTTGTTGGAGACATTGATGCTACACAAACATTTATACCAGTTGTAGAATCTAAGTTCTTCCCAGATAACGGAACAGTATATATTGATAACGAAATTATTAGTTACACAACTATTGATCATACACTAAAAAGATTAACAAACTGTACAAGAGGAACTACACTACAAAACTTCCAAGCTGGTGCAACTAGACAATACACTGCAGGTCCAGCAAGTGGACACGCAGAGCGTACTGGTGTTATTTTAATTAGTAACAGTATTACACCACTTATATCACACTGGGGTTCAGCGTTTATTACAGACGGTGGCTTTGATGATGATAGAGGTTACATCTTCTCATACACAGAAACAGGTCTAAGCATTAGTACAACAAGACAAACAGCGTTTTTATTAAGACTAGCACCAAGTGTTAGTAATGCTATTGTTGGTGACTTAGGCGATAGAGAACTATTAAACAGAGCTCAGTTGCTTATGCAGGGTTTAGAGATTACATCAGATGGACTTGATCCTACAGACAGTAATAATCCAATTTTTGGCGGTATTGTTGTTGAAGGTATTTTGAACCCACAGAACTATCCACTTAACCCAGGAGACATTGGTTGGACTGGATTATCAGGACTAGCACAAGGTGGACAGCCAAGTTTTGCACAGGTGGCATCAGGTGGTTCTGTTAACTGGAACAGTGGTGATACAGCGACATATAGTACAGCGGCAGTTATGGCTCAAGTTACAACAACAGCACAATTAATGCCATGGTGGTCATTTAGAACAAACAGAAGTTACGCATATTTTGATGCAACCAGTTGGGAAGATTCTAACTTATCAGTTGGTGACCAGGTTAACGCAGATGGCGGAGGAAATGAATACTTTCCACAAGGTACTACAATTCAACAGATTGTTGACCAAAGTATTTACGGAAGATATCTAGTTTACTTCTCAGGTAATTCAAATTCAAACTCAAGTAACGGTGCTACGCAAACATTCCAAAAAGGCGGCAATGAATCTAATTCAAACTTTGCATTCTTCCTTAAAACTGTTTGGGACTCAGCAGGTGCAAGATCAGGTACTGAAATTGGTGATTCAAGCGGCAATCCAACTAACCAAAGTGATATTAGTATGCCATCATCAAGTTATGTGTCAAATATTGAAGGACCATTACTATTTGGTAACCAAGGTTCAGGTGGTATTGAATTTTATAGAGTTAGCTTTAACAACAGTTACAACGGTACACTTAGCCCAGGCGACTTGTACAACTTTAAATTCCAACAACCTCCATACGCACAGCCAGGAGAAACAGTGTTCTCATTCATTGCTCAACCTGGAGAAAGATCTACATTGGATCTAGGACAATTGAAAGAACTTACAAATACTACACTAGGTGGTAGAGGTACTTTCCCAAATGGTCCAGACGTGCTTGCACTGAATGTTTATAAAACATCAGGAGCAACAGTAGATGCGAATATTATTATTAAATGGGGTGAAGCTCAGGCTTAATCTTTTTAAGGGGTAGTAGTTACAGAACCATCAGCATCATCTTCGGATGGTGCTGTTTCCATTTGTGGCTTATGCTTTTGACTATCACCAGGTGCAATACGATAATTGTCTTCAACACTATCAGGTGTACTTACTTCAGTAACACTACTTCCAGGTTCCATACAAACTAGTTGATGCGGCATTAGTGGAGGATTACGCCATGTCATACCTTCTGTAAGTTCTTGTGATTTATATTCAGCAGTAGTTGTATCAATATAGTTTAATAAAAATCTTCCGTTATTAACAAACCATGTTTCATCTTTTTCTTTATGAAAGTGCATACTAAACTTAGAACCAACTTTTTCAAATACCATAATTTTACCACAGTATAATTCATTAGTTGCCCAAATTACTTCGTAACCCCAGCCTTTATCTACTTTACCTTCTAGTCTAGTTGGTTGCATTAATATACTCCTCGATTGTATGCCAGTGTCTTATTGCTATAGCATTATGTAGTTTTGTATTATCTGCACAAGTGTATTCTTGATACTGACTTTTTAAATGATCTGGCATTGGAATGTATTCAATTTTTGCATCATATCTTTTAGCAATTGATTTAGCAACTTCTTCGACATTAACTGCTTTACCTGTTCCTAGATTAAATACACCACAGGTATCAGTTTCATGCATCATTTTTTCATGTACAACAGCAACGTCATGCACACTTACAAGGTCTCTTTTAAATTTGTCGCTACCTTCAAATAGTTTAATTACTCCGTCTTGACTTGCTTGTTTTTGAAACTTACTAACTAGACTCATTTGATCGCCTTTGTGTCCTTCTCCAGGACCATATACATTGAAGTATCTAAAGTTTTGTACAAGCATACCAAAGTTTTCGTAGCCGTTTTCTTTTAAAAACTTATCAATTAGATACTTACTCCATGCATAAGGTGTTTGTGGATAAACAGGATCTGACTCTTTAAAACTAGTGTTGTTACCATAAACAGCAGAAGTACTTACAAGTTGAATATTAGTATTATAATTTTCGCAAACTTGTAATAGACGTAATGTAAATTCATAATTATGAGCCCAGACTTTGTCTACATCTCTTTCAGTAGTATCTGATATTGCACCACAATGTATTACCCAATCGTATGCTGATACGTCTGGAACCACGTGTTCAACCCATTCAAAGCCTTCAACTTCGTGGTCTTTTGATTGTAGATAATTGGCAATATAGCTACCAACAAATCCTTTATGTCCTGTTACTAATACTTTCATTTGTACCTCTTTTTACTATTATACTATCTTTAATTACTATTGTCAATCTTTTTAATTATGCTTGTTGTGCTATGTCCTTCAACAGTAGGGAATATAACAACATCAGCTAGATGATTTCCCACTACAGTATCAAACGTATAGTCGCCACCTTTTACTATAATATCTGGCTCTAATTTGGTCATTGCTTCCAACGGAGTATCTTGATCAAAAATAATTACATCATCTACAAAACCAAGCTCTAAGAGCAATTCCTTGCGGGTGTTCTGATCGTTAATGGGTCTTAAATCGCCTTTTAAACGCTTTACACTTGCATCGCTGTTAATGCCCACTATAAGCCTATTTCCTAGGCTGTATGCGTGTCTAAGTAGCTTTAAATGGCCAATATGCAGTATATCAAACACTCCATTAGTCCATACAACTACGTCTTCTAAGTCAGCTTTTTTAAGAATATATGTACCAGCATGTTTAACACTTTCTGTTGAACCACGAACAGCAACCTTTATTGCTTTTTCACAATCATATCCTTTAGTAAGTGCATATACAAAACTTGCTAAAAAACAATCACCAGCACCTGTAACATCTGCTACTTCTAAATTATCAACAGGTACTTCATATCTTTTACCATCAATAGTAGCAATAACTTCTTCACCAGCATTAGTAGTAATAATATTACCCTGCCAATTATCAAATTCTAACGATTCGAATTCACTGTAGTTAGGTTTTACTAACCAAGCACCTTCGTAGAACCACTGGTTTTCTTTTGGATCTACAATTATCTTACAATTAAATGTATTAATATGTTTAATAATTTCTCTTGCTTCATCTAATACACCTTTGTTGTAGTCACTTAGTAAAACATAGTCGTATTGAGAAAAATTAGTTTCTTGTACTTGTTTTAAAACTTCCGTTCCGTTTGCTTGTGCATCATCATCAATACGTGTGACATAATGTCCGTCACAAATTATTCTAGTTTTAACACTAACTTGACCTTGTGTTTCAAACAGATCAACATCAACACCTAAACTTTTTAAGTTTTCGTATACAAGTCCTGCACCGCCTCTTGTTTCTTTTTCTTCAATATAAGTTATTACAGGAACAGGTGCTTCTGGGCTGATACGTGTAGATGTACCGTAAATATATTTGTCGATAATTACATCGCCGAGTACTAAAACTTTCATTACATGTCCTTTATGTATTGTGTATTGTCTGGTAAATTTTGAATACGTT